AAGGTTCTGCCTATTGTGAAATGTATGAAGAAAGATTCCTACAACCTATAGAACAAGTTGTAATCTTAATCGTAACCGAAGACGGTGCTGTTCAAACATTTATCAAAGATAAAAGAGATTATTTACCTTTACTAAAAACGGCGATTAAGGAATTCAATGAAAAACATAATTAAACATATACTAGCATTAACAATAATATTCATAATACTTTTAGTCATAGGCATAATTTATTCAATAACAAATACAGCAAAAGCAGATCAGCATCCTATGTTTCCACCAGGAACAATGAAACAAACAATGTCACCCATATTTTGTGGTAGTGCAACAGATGTCTATGGTCATGCTACAAATACATTTAAGCAAATACCTGTAGCATGGGCAGACGTAAAATCAAAAGGTGACCCAAACACAGCAGCAATAGCATGGGTATCTTTTTGGTATAGTGAAGAAACAGATTCAGGTTCAATGTTCTTAACAGTTGTTGAGAGTGGCGAAACTTGCTTAATGGGTTACGGTATGCAGTGGAAGTTTGATACAGACGCTCTACTTGATATCGTTAATAAATCTTTCAGTGAAGGTAATGAGAGTACACAGTAGGGACCAGGGTGCGATACCCTGCGCCTCCACCAATCCTAAATAGACCTATAAGGGGGCGAAATAGGATCGACCATTGTGAGAAATCGTACTGGAGAAAGGTAGTCGGAAGACTTAAAATTTAATAAACGCAAACTATAATAACTTTGCATTAGCAGCCTAGGTTGCTAGGGGCCCGCCAGTGCCTTGCAACAGAAACTGGCACCAAAGGAGAGTATATTATGTTAGAAGTAATTGAAATTTTACTACCCATAGGTATATTAGTTATGTGTGCCTATGCAATCGGTTATATGTCTGGTTCAGACGCCGCAAGAGAAATCTATAATCCCACAATTAGAAAAAACGATTTGAAGTAATGTCTTTATTTCATGACGTTCATTTTTGTTTTGGCAATGGTAATTCAAGAAAAGGATTAGACGTTGACAAATTCAAGAAGAAGGGAACAGTAGTCGGGTGTAATGCGATCTATCGTGATTTTACACCCGATATACTTGTCGCCCTAGATTCAAGAATGAATCATGAAGTTTACAGATCAGGTTATGCTTTTGAAAATATCTGTTATCTAGGTTGCTGAAACTATGTTGATGACACAGAAAGGTAGAGTTGATGTAGAGTTCAAAGGTTGTGATGAGGCAGTATATCATGGTGCTGATGGTGTATTTACTTTTATACAAGGTATGGGTAAAAACCCAGGTATCACCTATGTTACTGGCACAAAAAAAGATTATGTTTATAATATAGAACCAGAAGTAGATGGTTTTGCTTATGCAACAGGTTCAAGATCAATACTTCTTTCATGTGAAATAGGTGCAAAAGAAATATATATTATCGGTCATGACCTATATTCTAAAGATAATAAGATAAATAATGTATATGCAGGCACCGATTGTTATGCTAAAAAAGACGCTGATTTGGCAAGACCTGATAATCCTAATGAAATATATAACTGGATAAAACAACATAAAAATACATTTGATAAATTTAAAGATGTAAAATTTTACAAAGTTAATCCTGAAGATGAAGCGATTAATGTTAGAGTAGAAGAATGGGAAGATTGCGATAACCTAGAGTATATCACACTTCAAGCGCTTGACAAGAAATTTAAATTGTAGTATAATATAGAAATGATAATCACACCAAATAAATTTGCATTACTAATTGAGAATATGGTTAAGAACAAAAGAATGAGTTACATGGATGCTGTGATATCATACTGTTCAGAAAACGGTATTGATCCGAGTAATACAAAAGGTTTGATTAACAAAACACTAAAAGAAAAAATAGCATATGAGGCACAAAGTCTGAATATGTTGAAAGAAAAAACAGCAAAGTTACCAATATAGGAGATGTTATGATAGAAATAGTTTTAGCAGCATATGCCATTACGATTGTAGGTGGTGTATTATTACAGGCAGCAGGAGTACAGTAATGCCACAAGAATATATTATAGAACACCACAACTTTAAATTTAGAGTAGGTGATAGTGAAGAAAAAGGTGGTTGCACATTTATAGGTGGTGAGTGGAAAGATGTTACTGCTCAAGAATTATTTAAAAATAAAAAGGTAGTTTTATTTAGTTTGCCGGGTGCGTTTACACCGACTTGTTCTGGTGAACAGTTACCAGCATATGATGAAGCATACGATAAATTTAAAGCACTAGGTGTTGATGATGTTTATTGTATATCAGTAAATGACGCCTTTGTTATGAACGCATGGGCAAGAGATTTAGAAATTAAAAATGTAAAGATGATACCTGATGGTGATGGTGTCTTTACAATGTCTATGGGTATGTTAGTCAATAAACCTAAACAAGGTTTTGGTATGAGAAGTTGGCGATACTCAGCACTTATAGATAATCTTAAAATTAAAAAGTTTAATCAAGAAGAAGGTATTAATAATTTTTCAAGTGATGATGATCCTTACGAAGTTTCAGATCCTGAAACAATGTTAAGATATCTTGAGGAAGAATATTATAGTTAGTGAATGGTTTTGAAGTATATAAAATCTATCTGGCAGTCAAACTCCACTTCACAAGTAAAGGAAGGTCTTATGACTTTCATAAGCACCTCGGTAGAACAACTGCAAGACTGGAAACCTTTACTAAAAGAAGGGATAGGTATTTCTTTCATAAGTTGTCTAAATCTTATAACAATAACACTATTGTTGATTACTTCGTTAGCAATTTTGTTACTAATACTAATTTATGGGTTGGCGACATCATTGGCAAAACTGGTGACGATAATTACAAACAATGGTCAAAAAAGATAGAGGCATTACATTATTATTATGAGCAAGACATTGATTATATTTTAGAACAAGATTATAAGTTTGACGATTTATTTAAATCAGTAAATGGTCAACACCCACCTATTCTGAAAATGTTTCTGTCTAAAAAGATTAACTTTGAAACTGTTTTGATACTTGATGAAATATTATCATTTACAAAACAACTAAATAAAAATATAAACGAAAAGGTATTGTGGCCAAAACTATATGATAGAATGATTAGATACAAAGCATTTCTAAACTATAACTTGACAAAATACAAAATGACTTTGAAAAGGAAACTAAAATTATGAGCGAACAAGTAAAAACAACAGTATTAACACTTGGTGAAATAGTTGTCAAGTTTGAAATGCCACAAAATTTTATTGATGAAATTAATAATGTATTTGATGAAAAAGAACAGACAACGGTAGACTGGAGTACCCAACTAGCAGGTAAAATCAAAAAAGAAAAACTAGTCAATCACTTATTAAGAGATGAAATCAAAGGCACGTTTATGATGTGCTTTCAAGAGTATATGAATAGGTCAGGTTCAGTATTAGTAAAAACACATCAACTATCTTTAGACAATGCTTGGATAAATGATATGTATGCTACTGAATATAATCCTGCTCACTTTCATGCGAGTAAGAATAGTTTAGTAGGTTTATCGTCTGTATTGTTTTTGAAAACACCTGATTCATATGGAGAAGAAATAACAAATCATCATGAACCTGCAAATGGTCATTTAGAATTTATAGGTGGTGCTCAACACTCTCTATCAATGTCGCAAATTAGATTAAGTCCTAAAGTTGGCGACTTCTTTGTTTTTCCATATACACTAGTTCATGGTGTTTATCCATTTTATGACACAGATCAAGTAAGAAGAACACTATCATATAATTGTGATATACTACCTAAAGTATTAGTAAAGGAGGTAAAATGAACGTAGATAATTTAAGAGAACAACTAAAAATAGATGAAGGCGTGAAGTATGAAATATATAACGATCATCTAGGTTATGCTACTTTTGGCATAGGTCATCTAATCGTAGAAGGTGACGAAGAACATGGCAAACCTTTGGGCACGCCAGTAAGTGAAGAAAGAGTAAATGCAATCTTTGAAGAAGATGTAAAAAAATATATTAGTGAGTCAAAGAAAGTATTTCCTAATCTTGATGACTTACCAGAAACTGCTCAAGAGGTTATAGTCAATATGTGCTTCAATATGGGTGCACCAAGACTATCAGGTTTCAAAAAATTTATTGCAGGTGTAAACGCAGGCGACTGGAAAACTGCTGCAGTAGAAATGATGGATTCAAGATGGGCAAGACAAGTTGGTGACAGAGCAGTAAGATTGAAGAATAGAATACTTACATTAGCATAATGGACGAGGCAGGTAGATTTACGGCAGAACATTCTGTTATGGAAGCAGGTATCGAGATACGAGAACTGAAACATAAATTAGAACTTGCCGAAAATAAAATACAAAAACTAGAGTTAGAAATTGCCGAACTAAAGAACAATGGTTTTGATAGAGATTTACTGAAACTTGATATCGGTAAATCGGTAAAAGAACAACCAGAGTTAAGATCGGTAATGTCAGAAAAATATAATAAATTTGGTGAGGATGCTTGACTTCATCCTACAAATCTGTTATAATAAGATATATGCAAAAGAAAATTAATTACTTTCTTTTAATAGTGCAAGGAAGAGTCTTTCACCAGAGGGACGAACTTGGTTGCTTAGGGGTTGTACCCAGGCATAACTTGGAAAACAAGGGGTGTCAAACTATCGACAGGTAGAAGTAAGCGGTTGCAGTTTAAAGGATTAGGTATCCGGTCTGTAACTTGTGGGTAAATCCTAGTCCCACCTATTTTAGCATATAAATATAAACATATATTATATACAAAGTGGATAAGATAACATACAATAAACATACGGAGATACAAATATGAATACAAGTATTGCAGCGTTAAAACGCTCAAAGTCTAATTTAGACACACTCATAGGCGAACTAAATAAAGTTGCCGAACCTCAATCACAAAAACAATCATATAGCGATGATAGATTCTGGAAACCTGAACTAGATAAATCTGGTAATGGTTATGCAGTTTTTAGATTCTTGCCAGCAGTAAAGAACGAAGATTTACCATGGGCAAGATTATGGTCTCATGCTTTTCAAGGACCAGGCGGGTGGTATATTGAAAACAGTTTAACTACACTCAACAAAAAAGATCCAGTAAGTGAATCAAATAGTTTACTCTGGAACTCTGGTGTTGACGCAGATAAAGAAATCGCAAGAAAGAGAAAAAGAAAATTATCTTATATTGCAAATGTTTTAATAATCAATGACGCAAAACATCCTGAGAACGAAGGTCAAGTAAAACTTTTCAAGTTTGGTAAAAAGATATTTGACAAGATTACAGAAGCGATGAAACCTGAGTTTGAAGATGAGAAACCTATTAACCCTTTTGACTTCTGGGAAGGTGCTAACTTTAAGTTGAAGATCAGAAAAGTTGATGGTTACTGGAACTATGATAAGTCTGAATTTGATAGTCCTACTGCTATTGCAGATAATGACGAGTCAATCGAAGAAATCTGGAACAAACAATATGCGTTGAAACCTTTTCTTGCACCTGAAAATTTTAAATCATATGATGAGCTGAAAAGCAAACTTGATAAAGTTTTAAGTGGTGTTAGAAACACTGGTACCGCTGAAGATGTTGCAATCCCACCAGCAGCACAAGTAAGTAAACCAGATGTAGTAGCAGAAACAGTAAGTGCTCCTACTCCTGCAGTTGAAGAAGATGAAGATAGCGATGAAACGTTGTCTTACTTTTCTAAATTAGCAGAAGAGGACGAGTAATCTCTCCACCTGTTTTCTCTATATTGGGGTTGGGACTTCTGTTTCAACCCCTTTTTATATAAATATTACTATTATATTATGATCAACGTTTGAGAAATCAAATTAAACGAGGAGTTTATATGGAAATTATTAGTAAGATAAAGTCATGGGCAGCAGCACTAGCAGACGTAGGTGTTTCACTTATTGCTCTAGGCATTGTTCTTGAAGTTTTATTCAGTGGACAAAACGTGCCTTTCTGGCCTGACATTAGTGTGATAGCAAATGTTCAATCAATTATCGCTGGGTTTAGTGCTCAAGGGCTAGTTGGTTTAGTTGCTGTTTGGGTTTTATACTCAATCTATACTAAAAAGTAATATTAATAATATTATCAAATATTCTAGGGGCGTTTGACGCCCCTTTTTTTTTGGCATAAATAGTAGCATGGATTTATTTTTTACATTACTCATTGACTTTGGTTTGCCTGTGGCAGCGTCTGCTGTTATGGGACTTTTCATTTACATCATTCTCAAATACATATTAGGATCGGTAATCGGTCAAGTACAAGGTATGCACGGTATAATTATGGGACTAGATAATAGAATCAAGACAATGAATAATGATATGATAAAATTAGATTTGCTGATATCTCATGCCCTAAAACTTCGACCAGATGAAGATAGAATTTCTAGGGCAGATGGTAAGGTTGACGCTAGAAAGGACTAATGGACATAGTAGAGATACTAGATAAGTATGGCTTTGCCACACTGGCAGCAATCGCCATGGGTTACTTCATATATTTTATTTACACTTTTATTACAAATGAAATCAAGGTAAAATTAAGTGAAGCAAATAGTGTGCTCATAGGTCTTATTGATAGAATTAGAATGTTAGACAATGACCTAATTAGATTAAGGTCAAAATTAAATACAGTATTGGAGATACAAGAAAATGAAAAACGGAATGAGAAGTCAAGAAAATCAAAGAGAATATCTAAGGCACCTGAAAAATAGTGGTCTAATTATAGGCACAGTTTTCACGGTCATGTTCGTCACAGCAGCAATATTCGATTACATCTTATTATAAATATTAGTATGAAAGCACTCAG